AAGTTACCATTTCGTAACTTTTTTATAAAAAAGGGTATATAATAAACTAGTATGACTATTTCGAAAACGCAGTTCGTTACAGACGGTGACAACGTACGTCTGTCAATGCCTTTTAGCAAGGTAGACAAAGAGAGACGCATCGTCTCAGGATTTGCTACGCTTGATAACGTAGATAGACAAGATGACATTGTAACCACAGAGGCATCAATCAGTGCCTTCTCAAAGTTCCGTGGGAACATTCGTGAAATGCACCAGCCACTAGCAGTCGGCAAAATGGTAGCATTTAAAGAAGAGAAATACTTTGATCCAGAATCCAAGAAGTTCTTCTCTGGAGTATATGTATCTGCATATGTTTCAAAAGGTGCACAAGACACCTGGGAAAAGGTTCTTGATGGAACCCTATCTGGCTTTTCTATTGGCGGTCGCATGAATGAGTGGGACGACGCTTATGACGAGAAGATGGAAAAGCAAATTAGAGTTATTAAAGAATATGACCTAGTAGAGCTGTCCTTAGTAGACACTCCAGCTAATCAATTTGCAAACATTATGTCTATCGAAAAGGTGGACGGCGTTGACGTCGTAAAGGGCGATGCATTTGATGTAGAGATTGAAAATGTTTTTTGGGATAATGAGTCTGGCATGGTAATGGTATCGGCAGAAGACTCAGCCGTAAGTCCAGTAAATGGCAATGCTATGAAGAACATAGGTTTCGTTGAAAAGAATGACAACGAGAAAACAGAAATGATAAAGTTCTTAGTTGATAGTGCTAAAGGCATTAATCTTTCTAAGATGAACAAGGAGGAAGATCCTATGACTGAAGAAAACACAAATGCAGCAGAAGACGCTGTAGTTGAGAAATCAGACGAGATCGCTCCAGAGGCAGATGCCGTAGTTGAGGCTGCAGACTCCGCAATGGAGAAGGCAGACGACGCTGAGGTTGTCAAGACAGACGACATGGATGAAGACGACATGGAGGAGAAGGCTGATGAAGCCGATGCCACTGAGAAGTCAGCTGATATGGAGGAAGAGGACAAGTCTTATGAAGACAAGAAGTCTGATTCTGTTGAGGCAGCTGAAGAGGTATCTAAGTCAGACGATGTTTCTGTCGCTGTTGCTGAATTGCAGAGCGGTATTACATCAGCCTTTAGCGATCTTTCAGCAGTTATTAAGTCTCTTAACGAGCAAGTTGCTGATCTTAAGAAGTCACTCGATGGTGCCAATGCAGAGATTAAGTCCGTAAAGGACGAGGTTACTGCATCCAAGAGTGAGTTTAACGAATTTGGCAAGCGAGTAGATGCTGTTGAGGCAGACACCGCTTTCCGTAAATCTGGCGATCTAGGCGAGATTGTTCAGGAAACTGAATCAGATATGGTTCAGAAATCCCTATGGGGCGGTCGTTTCCTCAAAACTGCCGACTTATTTAATTAAGACAAAACAATCACTTAGGAGGTGACAATATGTCGGAAGAGATTATCAAAAATCAGCCAGGTGAAACTGGTGAGCTAGGTGGAACAGCACCTGGTACATTCCAAGGTCAGGGTGCATTCGCATCTGGTGGTATTGGTGGTGTGACTGACCCAGGTGCAAGCACATTGGGCAACATTCCAACAGCCGAGTATGGCCTAACATCTGGTGGTAACGCTGTAAACCCTTCTGGTGATGCAGGTAGTGGTATCCTACGCCCTGAACAGGCACGTCGTTTTATTGACTACGTATGGGATGCAACTGTACTCGCCAAAGATGGTCGCAGAGTTACTATGCGTGCAAACACCATGGAGCTCGAGAAGGTCAATGTTGGAGAGAGGGTTATCCGTGCAGCTGCACAAGCTGTCGGTGACTACACCAACACTGGTGCTCAGTTTACCAAGGTTGAGCTAACAACAAAGAAGATCCGTTTGGACTGGGAGGTCTCAGCTGAGGCCCTAGAAGATGGCGTCGAGGGTGCAGCCCTTGAGGACCACCTAGTACGCTTGATGACAAATGCTTTTGCAAATGACATCGAGGACCTAGCAATTAACGGTGATGGATCTACAGGAGACTTCCTGTCGATCATGGATGGATTTGTCAACAAGGCAAAGACTGGTGGAGCACACGAGTCAGTCGTAACTGTTGCAAACAATGCATGGACCCCAGAGGTTATGCAGAACATCATCCTAGCCATGCCACGTAAGTACCGTGCAATCAAGAACAACCTTAAGTTCTATGCAGGTACAGACGTATTCCAGGGCATCGTAAAGAACAACGGAACCCTTGCAGACGCTATTGCTGAGGCCTTTGGCTCTCACCCAGGTGCTGCAGGAACACCAGCAGGTCGTGAAGCCTACCTAGGCGGAAGCGGTCAGACATTCGGTGGTGCTCGCACTACCCGTGTTCTAGGTGTTGAGGTCCAGGAAGTTCCTTACTACCCAGCTGGCTACATCGACCTGACATTCCCACAGAACCGTGTATGGGGATTCCAGCGAGACATCACAGTAAACCGTGAATACAAGGCCAAGAAGGACACCATTGAATACACCGTATTCGTCCGCTTCGGCATCCAGTGGGAAGAGGAAGACGCTATTGCATTTGCGGATGCAGCAGCTGACGCTTAATCCAACTGAATAACCTTGAGAGGGGCAGGGGCTATCTGGCCTCTGTCCCTTTCATTTTTATCTGCTATAATATTAAAAGAACCTTAGGAGGAGAAATGGCAGAGTTTAACCCAGAAGCCACAGATGGTGATGGAGACGGATTTGTCCAGGACGGAACAGAGTTTGAGCGTCCAGTGGAAGAAGTTTCTGTAGAGCCAGAAGTTGCAGAAGAGCCAGCTGTAGAGCTAGCTGAAGAAGTAAAGGGAGATGAAGTTATTTCATCCCCAGAGCGTCCAGTAGACGCAGAGCCAGTAGAGCAGGCCCTAGCACCAGTTGCTGACGGAGTCATCGGAACTGGCACAAAGAAGAAGCCAGCAAAGAAGAAGCCAGCTGCAAAGCAGGCATCTGACAAGGAAGAGACTGTAGCACTATACTCAACACGTAATGTAACTTGGGTTGGTGTGGGTAGAGTCCTAACTGGACTTAATCTAGTTCCAAAGTCTCAGGCAGACAAGTGGATTGGACGAGACCACATTCGTGTAGCTGATGCTGCCGAGGTATCCAAGGAGCTTTAAGCTATAATGGAAATACTGAGAGTTCCGCCATATGATGTTGTAGAAGCAACACTTACTATACCGACTGGGTTTTCTAGTCAAACGTTTACTGCTTCAATTACAGATATGGCGGATCTTTCTGTATCCACTCAAGAGTTTTCTGGTGAGTCTGGAGAAGAGTTTTCTATTAGCTTGAGTGCTAAGTATGATAACAATTACTACATTGAGATCACCACTGCAGACGGAGCAATTGTAATTCACGATACATATGAGGTAGTTAGGCCATACGTTCTTGCAGTCAATAAAGCAACAACAGCTTCTGAAATAGCTGCCTATGCTGCCAATGAGGAATTAGCCAGGGCAGTTATTGACTCAGTCATTCCAGATGGATTCTATTACCAAAAAAAGACCCTAGAGGTTCCTGGTAATGGTACAGACTTTCTTCCAGTATGGGATAGAGTCATCAAGGTTAACGAAGTTTATGAAAACAACGTTCTGGTAACTGACAGAACTTTTGCAATGTCAAAGGATAAAACAGCCATTGTGGTTGTTGTAGAGGGAACAGACAACAGATCAGAAGGTGCACCAATTATGTTGCCTGCAGCAGCCTCTGATAGCGGAGTTGTAGGATACACATATCTAGACTTTCCAAAGAGAAATGACTACAGGGTTGTAGTTGATCATGGATACCCAACGGTACCGTCCGATATCGTAAAGGCAACAGAGCTACTGATTAATGATATTGAGTGTGGAAAGCTAGAGTACTATAAGAGGTACGTAACAAGCTACAACACTGACCAGTTTAAGATTCAGTTCGACAAGGCTATTTTTGAAGGTACTGGAAACCTAATTGTAGATAAGATTTTATCCAAGTACCACAAGTCAATCACCAAACTTGGAGTGTTATAATGGCAGACTGCAATACGGGAGATTACCAATTTCCGCTATCGGCAGAAATATACCACCCAATAGTTGAGCAAGGCTCCTACGGTAACGTTAAAAAGCAATGGATGTTTGATAGGACAATAAGTCTAAGCCTGTCTACACCAGGAACTGCCATGAAAGAAGAGGTAGCTCCTAACGTCAACATAACACAGGAAAAGATACTTGTTGGCAGGTCCAAGGGAGACCTAAGAATATCATCTTCAGATGGAAATAATGCCATTACAAATATTGTAGTCACAAACATCAAAGATAGCAACTGTAATCCAATCTATGTAGAAACTTCTGGGTCTAGAGTAAACAAGTCAACTATTTTCGAGGTAGCAAGCCAGGAACCATTTGTAGGTCCATTTGGAAGCGTAGAGTATTACAAGATCGTATTGCGTAGGTCTGAGAACCAGGCGGTAGATATTTAATGAAGGTAGTATTTAATGACAAGCAGCTGATGAAAGATATGAACTCTCTAGTTCAGTATACACAGGGCTTCCTTGAGGGCACAGAGCTTGCTAAGTCAGCAATACTAAATAAGCTAGGCAAAGATGTCATAGAGGCATTAAAGAATTTTGTAGACTCAAATGCTAGGGTAAACCCCTCAGCACTAAACCATATATACGAGTGGTCAATGACAGGCACACCAGCTGGAAGACTATTTGATATTGACTATTTGGTTACTGGTGCTGGCCTATCCTTTAACTCAACCTTTAGACAGTCAACGTCAATTCAAGATGGTTCAACAACGCCATTCTATGATAAGGCTAGGATTATGGAAGAAGGAATCCCAGTAACAATTAGACCCAAGGGCAGAGTCCTAGCATTTAATGATA